GCGCGCCCTCGGCCTGGGCACCGAGCTCCCTAAGCTCCGCAATGGATTTCGGCTCCGCGCTGTCGCAGACAATGCGCTGCCCGCCGTAGCCCTTTTCGATAATCGCCTTTGCGATTTCTTGGTTTGTCGCTCCGGAGCGGTACCACTCATCGAAAACATAGATTTTCTTCTCTGCGTCATCGACCAGCTCGCACACAAAAGCGTTCGGGTCCGTAAAGCCGAAGTCGAGATTGAACGCTGATTTCATGCCGGGCTTTGCCCGAAGCGCGTCAACGTCGAAATCTTCGTACACGACATTCGTGTAAATCAGGCCTTCCGCGATACCCCAATCGCCGTCACCCTCGATGCGGTAGCGCCGCGGATTCTGTTCCTTCATTTTCCGGAATATTGCGCGGTCGGCTTCATCGAGCCACTCATTGCACTTCCAAGTTGTGGTTTTCGTGAAGACCTCATCGTCCGGCGCGTCAAAGAATCGCTTTTTAAGCCAGCTCGTAGCTGACCACGGGTTAAAGGTCAGCGTGATTTGCTTAAAATAGCCCTCCGGCACCTCGCCTCTAATGGACATGTCGAGTTTGTTGAAGTCATCTTCGTTCGCAAGCTCAAAACTTTCCTCTACCCAAACCCAACAGAGAACTCCGTAGTCGACCGAAATCGATGTAATCTTCAGGCCGTCGTCCAGTCCGCGAAAAAGGATTTTCTGCCCCGTGGAGCGGCGTGTAATCTGCATCGGCGACACCGTGCAGTCGAAATACGCGTCTACTCCGAGGCGGTGAATCGCCCATTTGAGGTCAGAGAAGACCGAATCGCGAAGGGTATTTGAGTACCGGCGCACACAAAGCGCGTTGCTTTCCGGATACTGGAAAAGCCGGAAAATCAGATTAAGCGCCGCCGTCTTGCTTTTCTTGGATCCACGAGACCCTTTGCACACACGGTAACGCTTTTTTGTCTTCCAAAAATCCGCGTAGCCGGTGCCCACAAGCTCCTGCAAAGATAATCGCGTCAGGGGCACCGCCTCCTTTCATGCAATAAAAAAGAGCGGTCATACTGCGATGTCCGCTCCGGTGTCCGGATTCTCTGTGTCTTTTGTCGCGTCCCAATGGCCGTCTGCTCCTACGTAGTAGTAATACGGCGCTCCGCCAACCGACGGCTGCGTCCCACGTACATAGGCGTCCTTCGCCATGAGGCCGGTCTTCGTGAGGTAGTACTGCGCGCCCTGGTACTCAAGCCACTGCCCGGCAAGCATACCGCCGTCTCCGGCGAGGTAGTACCAGCCCGCGGCATCCTGAAACCAGCAGTCACGGATAAGGCTTCCGGCGTTGTCGAAAACATACCACCGGCCGTTGATATACTTCCACCGGCCTGCGACAAGCGTGCCGTTTTCGTCGATGTACTGCCACGCGCTGCCCTGCTGCTGCCAGCCGGTATGCGCGTTTTCCCTGTGCTTTGCGCAAGCGGTGTAGGCGCACCAGCTCACATACTCAGCGCACCAATACACGCCGTTCATGCCGTACCATGCGCCGTATTTCGTGAAGTTTGCATCGCCCGGATTGCCGGTCTTGCTCTCCAGCTGAGAGGCGCTTGCCTTTTCGACATAGCCAACCTCTCCGAGAGCCACCGCAATCAGCTCTTCGGCTGTGCAGGTATCAGCGCCATAGCGCGGGCGACCGAAGCCGTCGATGAGGTGACCACCGCCGACCTCAGAGGGTGAAAAAACATAGGTTTTCAGCGCCACACACCCGCCGTCGCGCGAAAAATACTTGCCCGCGGAGGTATTGCCCTCTGCGGCCGTCATCCGGATTCTGCCGAACGGAAGGTTCTCGACCTTGACGGCGACGCCCACGTGCGCAATGCGCTGCTTTTTGGCGCTGTAGTAGTAGACCCAGTCTCCGGGGAGCGGGTCTTTATGGTATCTTCCTGCGCGGACGAAGTAGGCCTTGCCCTCAGGCGTATAGGCCGTGTATCCGCCGCACAGGAGTTTCTGTCCTGCCTGATATGAATTCATGCTGCCTCCTACTCTTTCAGGTCATCCACGATAACCACCGCGTCCATCGTGACGCCCACATTTTCTTTGAAGATTCCATACCGCTTGCCGAGAAGCTCTGCGGCTTTCAGCCGGTCTTTCGCGGCTACGTCAATCGCTGTGATGTCCTGCATGCCGTCGCCGATCAGCTGCAGCGTCTGCTCGCGCTGCTCACCGCGCATGATAGAGGTTAGATACTCTAAGACCTCTTGCGCGTTCGCAACCTTCGCGGAATGCAGCTCATCCAATAGCGCTTTCAGGTGTGCTTGCACCCGAGGGTTTTTCATGAGGGTGGTACTTACCACCGTAGCGCTCCGCTTCGAGTACCCTGCGCGGATAGCCGCCTGCGCCGCATTGCCGTCAATCAGGTATTCCTCGCAGAATCTTCGCTGTCGCTCTGTCAATTTTGCCATCGCAAGCTCCTTTCTCTGAAATAAAAAAAATCCCCGGCAGGCAGGAGGTCGGCTCTACAAACCGAGACCAGGCTAGGAGAATCCCGCCGGGAAATAAAAAAGGCGACGGAGTTCCGTCACCTTCTTTACCCTACACTATAACACAGTTGACATATAACATTCACTATGTTTTTACTAACATTTACTATATACATTTTTACTGCATAATTGCATATTGCTCAAGTGCCTTAAGCCCCTTTCTGTGTAGTACAAAAGCGTGCTGCGGCGCGATATTCATCTCTGCCGCTATCCGATCGAAGCTCTGATACTCGACATACCGCCTGTATAATACATCCATTTGTAGCGGATTATCAAGCTTCTGGATCAGCCGAATGGTGCTGTGCTTCTCATCAACGAAGGTGTCGACCTCCGCATTGATTTCCTGCTCAAGGGCGATTATCCGGAGAACCGGTGTCACAAAGGCCGCCTCTCCGGAGCCGCTCGACTGTACCCGCTCTCTTGAGGTATCGAAACCCGCGACACAGGTGGAGAGGGCCTTAAGCGACTCCAGCTCTCTGAGCTTTTGATTGATCACGGTATCCAGTAGCTGGAGTCGCTGCAAGTAAGCTTTTACATCCATCGTTTTCCCTCCTCTCGAAGCAAATCCAGATTGTCCTCGCAAAGCTCTTTATTTGCTTTCGTCTGCTTCACGCTCCGGAGCGTCTTTTTATAGCTCGCTGAAAGCTCTTTTGCGGAGACCTTCACTCTTTTAAGCTCTTCCGGACTAAGCGTAGCTCCGGACGGGCGCTTGCCGGTCTCTGCCATCCGCTTCGCCTCGTTTGCTTCGGTCTGATAATCGATGCAGCGCTTGCTCGCAATCCTCCAGAGCTCCGTGTACTCTGCTTCACGGCGCGTAAGATGCTCACTCAGCTGCTCGAAAAGCCTCGGACGGCTATGAAACTCTGCCTTGTCGATGAGCCTCAGGAAACGCTTAAAGCGCGCCACCTTACACGGCAGAAATTCGTCCAGGTCAAAAATCATACTGCATTCATCATCCTCGATTTTGAGCCTCAGCTCCTCCATGCTCTCTCCTTTCTTTCAGCGCCCTCATGAGGGACGCTTGCGTAACGTCTTTGCTCTGTAAAGCCCTCATCACCTGCTCATCGACTGTGCCGGTGGCAATGAGGTGGTGTATGATTACCGGCTTTTCCTGCCCCTGCCTGTGTAATCTCGCATTTGCCTGCTGATAGAGCTCAAGGCTCCATGTGAGCCCGTACCAGACGATTGTGTGCCCACCCTCTTGAAGATTAAGGCCGTAGCCGACACTCGCCGGATGTGCAAGCAGCACCTTTATCTTTCCGGCATTCCAATCGGCAATGTCCTTCTCAGTCTCCAGCGTCCGCGCTTCCGGAATTTTTCCCTGGATAGCGGAGAGGTCGTGCTTGTAGCTATAAAAGACCAACACGGGGCTGTCGGTCGTGTCGACGATCTCCGATAGCGCCTCAAGTTTTGCCTCGTGGATTTTCACCGGTACGCCGACTTTTGTTCACGATTGCCCAACTTTCCTGCCTTTTCTCCCTCCCATGACCGCCGCCGCATTGAGTGCTGCAATGTCCTCATCGTCTATCCGGAGAAGCTGCTCTTCCTCCATGCGCTTATATGCTGCCATCTCGGAGGCAGAAAGCTTCACGGGGATTACATTGTCGATTCGCTTCGGCAGCTGCAGATAGTCAGCAGCGCTCATGCTGATGCAGATATCGCTGATTTTCTTCTCGATAGTCTCCTGCGCTCCGCGTACCGGCTCCCATTTGTACGTGGTATAGCCGTTTCGGGCCCCCGGCCGGAAGTAGGTCTCGCGATACGCGCCGATCGTCCCGCCAAGACGCTCGCCCCTGTCGAGAAGGTAAATCTCCGCCCAGAGGTCCATAGGGCCGTTCGGCGACGGCGTGCCGGTAAGGCCTACCACGCGCTTTGTGTGCGGAAGCACTTTCCGGAGAGCCCGGAAACGCTGCGCCTGCGGATTCTTGAAGCTCGACAACTCATCGACCACTATCATGTCAAAGGGCCATTTTTTACGCCGCTGGTAAGTCTCGACAAGCCATTTCACATTATCCCGGCCGATCACATAGATATCGGCGTCCGCACTCAGCGCGCTTAGGCGCTGCTGCTCGGTGCCAAGGACTTTGGAGATCCGGAGATCCTTTAGGTGGTCCCATTTTTCGTGCTCCCTTGTCCATGTGTCCTCTGCGACGCGCTTCGGCGCGATAATCAGGACGCGCGACACATCGAAACAGTCGTACATGAGCTCTTGAATGGCGGTCATCGTGATAGCGGTTTTGCCGAGACCCATGTCTAAAAACAGCCCTATGCTAGGCTTTTCGACAGTCAGCGCGATTGCGCGCTTCTGGTAGTCGTGAGGTATGAACTTCACTTGGCATCACCTCCTTCCTCTCAGCTCTCGTATAAACGCTTCGGCCTCGGCGCGTCCGGTGATCGTCCGGACATCTACGCCAAGAGCCCGAAGGCTTTTCTGCTGCCATACCTGTATGGGCGACAGCCGGCCCTTTTGCGCTTTCAGCTCTACCAGATAAACCCTGCCGCCCGGAAGAAAAATGATTCGGTCGGGCACACCGTCATTTCCGGGGCTTGTAAATTTGAGCGCTCTGCCTCCCAGATTTTTAATCTGCTCTCGCAGCCATTTTTCAATTTCTCTCTCTCGCATTTCTCTCCTCGTGGAACAAGTGGAACAAGTGGAACATTTTTCCTATATACGCGCGTATATGCGCCTACGCGGGCGTTTTTCGGGCGTTTTTAGGTAAATATCAATAGTGTATAGGGAAAAGTTGTTCCACTTGTTCCACCTACTTGTTCCACCTTTTTGCTCATTCCGGCCGTCTATAAATCCGCTGTTTTCCATACCCTGAAATCCTCTCAGACTCTCCGGTCCTCTCCCATCCGGATAACCGCGCCATAATGGCAGCAATCTCATACCCGTCTTGCTTCTTCCAGGCATTTTTAGGCCTACCGAAGCACTCCACAAAAATCTCCTTTGCGCAGACACGCGTCCGCTGCATCGTGCCTTCCTGCTGTTTCGGTGACAGTACATCCCGCTGCCGGAAGTAGTCGCAGCGTTTATCAATGTCCCAGCTGTACCAGTCCTCGGGTAAAAGCGTCTCGAGATAGTCGATAACCTCTCCCTCGCGGTCGTCGTACTCAAGCGCTGCCTGCTGCGCCTTTGCGGCCTCCTTTTCCATTTCAGCATCGAGGAAGCTATCCTCTCCGTCCGTCGCATACTGCACAGCCTCAGCCCATATCTGCGACCGCACTTCCTCTGTCATATCCCAGATAGACAGCCGCCCGCCGCCGTTTACCGTGACCGGCCAAAAGCGCCGGTTGCCGGTCGTATCACGCAAGAAGCCCGTCGTTGAATTCGTCGTACCGCATATAATCGCCGTGCGCGGATGGCGCTCGACTACGCGCCCGTAGGCCGCTCGGTATTCATCCACCTGCCTGCTGATAAAGCCCTTCATGATGTCAACGTCGGCTTTTCTCGTGCCCTGCATCTCTCCGATTTCCATGATCCAGACACCCTGCAGCTTCTCGGCTGCGGTTTTATCCCCCCGGTCTTCCCGGCCTCAACT